ATGGTTTCATATAGCCTCATCCATTAACATTTCTCTTTGCTCTTCTGTGATGTCGCATTTAGCTTCAACGTCTGCAATTGTGATTTCGTTTTTAGCCAATTTTTCAACAATCTGTTTCCATGCCGCCGAGCCTTTAACCAATGCAATTTTTTTAGGCTTTGTTTCTTGCACTTTGCCATGTGTGTTTGTTGTGTCGCTGTCTTTTGTATCGTCCAGAGCAAACATACCCCCAAGCGCAAATTTTCGAGCGTAACTCGATGACGAACCAAACGACTGCGAAATGTCCATGCCTTTGCGGTTTGGGTCAATGCCTGCGCATCCAGTTGTCGTTATAACAATACCATTTGGCAAAGTAAGTTGGACACTTGACTCGCAATAAATTAATCCGCCCGCCTCTTTGATTTGGTCTGAAATAGTTAGCATGCAACCATACTTTAAAAGATAAGGTTTTAACGCTTCAAGTATATCCTCGCAATTGCGATACTTGTATTTTCCAAAAGCATTAAACTGATTTTTCGGTGCTTTTAATTCCGATTGAATTTTGATAAGTTCTGACATTTTTTAGGTTTTTTAGTGATTTGTAAATTTAAACATTTAAAGTATTTAATCAAATTTTTTAGCGAATATTTTTAAACAATTCGTAATTGTCTCGCAGTTCTAATTTGATGACTTTTTTCTCAGTCATTTCCAGTTGCGCCCGAATGTGTTTGCCCCAACGTTCTAAACTGATATTTGCATCCTCTGGCTTTGTGCCAGTTGTGGATTGAACGAAAACAACTTCTGTCTTTGGACATCCGTCCTCTTCTTGTCTGTGTGGATAAGTATGGATTAACTTCATGATTTGATTATTTGATTGATTAAAGATTGATTAACTAATGAGCCACATTTTTCAATTAGATGCAATTTATCCGCATCGCTTTTGTAATGAATTGGCAGTTTGATAATACCATGACATGCGAGCAGGGTCATTGCTTGGTCTGCTGAGTCTGGATAATAAAGCGGAGCATAACAATTTGGCATTGTGAATGTCTCCCAGTTCAATTTAATTTCGAACTCATCTTTGATAAAATGCGCCATGAATGGCTCTTCGATTCGTTCTATTAAGACAAAACCTTGTTTGCTTAATACTTGCGCAAATGCGTCAATGTTTGTTGCTATCATTTTATGCGTGTGATTTTAAAGTGTTTGCCATTATCGTAATAAACCTCAAATTCAAAATCTCTGTTTCTTGTTTTTCTGTAATAAGATACCAGAGAGCGTTGGTTTTTGATTTCGATTTCACTTACCGAATAGTTCTCGCCAAGTTTCATTTTGCCAATGATTGTCTGGTTGTAAGTTCGTGAAATGTCCCCCGCTTTTTTTCTTGCATGCTCTCTGACATATTTCATGGCCTCTCTAAGTTCAATAAAATTGCATTCGACTGCATGTTCTTTGCCGTCAAAGGCGTAAACCAGAACTTCGTTTCCGAATTGCTTAATCATGTAATCGACTCCATTTTCTTTGGCTTCGATTTTGCCTTTTAGTCTAAAGTTTACCACTTGTCTCCTTAATTAAATTGTAAAATAAATCGTATTTGTTTTCGTCAATAAATTGGTAAAATGGAATAAATGCAGGATTCTCGCCCTCGTCATCTGTCCTAACTAAATATTTGCCGTTTAATGTGTTTTTATTTATTTCCTCAATGCTATAAAATTCTGATAAGTATTTGTCCAATTCGTTTTCTGTGATTAGAACATAGCTTTCGGCTTCGTTTTCGTCTGTGGTAAAATAACCATTAACAATATAATTTGAGCCGTCATTACTAATATAAACAATTTCACATTCTGAGTTCACTGGCAAACTCGCCAGTGTCCTTGTTTGTTTAGTTGCGCCCATTACGATAAGAAATAAAATAAAAGGCCAAGAAATGACCCGAAAAAAAGAATTAAAACTCCGAAACCCAATAAGGCCTCGTCAATTTCTGCAATAGATAAATTTGTGTTTTTTGTTTTTAGCTTGTTCATGATTTTGTTTTTAAAATTTATGCAGTGATGGATGCTGCTCCCCTTTTGGTTTTTTATAATGTTTTATATTTTGGATTTACCCAAGTTAAATTTTTTTGCATATAACCCTCTATAATTTCATAAGGTATTAATGTAGGCTCTACAACAAAAACCGATACCCAAGTTCCCCAACTTACTTTGACTCTGTTTTTTTGTGTGTCAATCTCTTCAATAATTCCAACTCTACCAACAACGTAATCGCCTTTGGCTCTCACTACTTCTAATCCGATTGATGCGTTTTGAATGTTCATAATTTTTAGTTTTTAAAGGTTTTCGTTTGATTTGATATTCAAATATCGTTTTAAATATTTAAAAAACAAAACAATTTTTATTTTTTTTTAATCTTTTTTTCACAATCTGTAATTTTAACTATTTAAAGCCACTTTTTAGGGCAAAAAAAAAGCCACACATTTCTGCGTGGCCTCTCCAAACTATGAACCTAAACTAAAAAACCCGAATTTTTGACATTATATATAACACAATAGCCACTAATATAATTAAACCGAATAACCAGAGAGACCATGTCCCGCTCTCCTTAACTACTTGCTTTGACTTCTGCTCGACTTTCTTTTCCTCAACCACTACTTGTTTTGTTTTAACCTCTTCGTGTCTCACAACGGCTAATTTGCGTTTGTGAATAATCTGTCTGGTTAACTTCTTTGGCGCAGATTGAATTTGCCCCAACGTATCGATGTGAACTTCATAGTCAATAGTTTCCAATATAACAACAACAGACGAATCGTTGACAACCTCTGAGACCTTTGTTTCTGTCTCAATCTTAACCTCGCTCTTTGTCTCGGTCTCAACGCTTGTCGATTGTTTCTTGACTCCGCAACTTGCTAAAATTATTGCTAAAAATATTATTGTTATTCTCATTTTTTTTATTTTTAACAATCCTCATCTTCAAAGTTTAACCATTTTAATCTTTGGTCGATTAACTTTATTAACTCGGTTTGCCATTCAACCTTTTTGTTTGGGAAATATAGCAATGTGTTCTCTTCAACTTCCCAAAGAAACTCTTTTAAGAAATATAATTCCTTATAGATGTCCTCATCTGCCATGTCTTCGATTTCCTCTTCAATCGGATTCTCTGGTTTCTCTGGTTTCTTGCTCATTCTGCAAATATCGGAATTTTAACTGAAATTCCTCTCTTTTCGTCTAACAATGTAAACGCTTGCGCAGGCTTTTCGGGTTTGAATCCCGCCTTGTGTCCGTAAGGAGACAAGCCAATTAATGACCCATTGACGCAGCAGCTTGTTGTCGGATAAAATAATTGATGGAAATGGCCTAAACAAGTGAAATCGGCTTTTCTTTGCTCATCTTTTCTTAACAAATATTTAATCAAAGGAATTGTCAACCCGCCAATGCCGCCCCCATATTTGACCGCCTCGCCATGAAAGAACCTAATTGTTTTGCCCAGAACTTTGACATAACAATCGTCCGACTCTGGCATGTGAAATGTCATTCGCTTTTCGTTTCTAAACAAATCCTTTAAATCCGAATACATCATGAACTCGTAATTGGTTGCCGAACTCGTTGAAATGTGCATCTTTTTTGTATTCCTGCCATGATTACCAACCGAGCATGGTATGATAAAATTTACTTTGGTATTTTTTAATAAAAACTCAAAGCCATTCATGATTAATTGCTTTGCCATTCGGATTGCTTGCAATGGCGATAGGTTATTTGACTCAACCAACTCGTCATGAATGTAGCCAGATATAAAGTCGCCACCCAACCAAACCACAACGTCTTTAATGTGAACGTCTTTGCTCTCTTTGTCAATTAACTTGACAATGTTTTGAAATATAGCTATCGAGCGTTTCTCTGCAATCTTCAAATTGTATTCATTAAATCCATTGACTTGCCCACGTCTCACGTTCTCTTCAATGTGCCAGTCAGACAAAGAAATTATTGGCGTTCCCATGTTTTTTTGACCGCTTGACTTTTCAAATTTGATTTCCAGAGTGTCGCTCTTTTCTTTAATAGCTAATAAATCGTCATAGGCCTGCTCGGTTGCCTCTAATTTATTTAACAAGTATTCGTTTTTCTTTTTAACATCATTCAGTTGAGCCGCTAAGGCTTTGTTTTTTCGGTCTTCTTGAATGACAATGCTAATGTCTTTAACCTTTTCAATCGGTTGCTCAATGTTTGGCAATGGATTGTCTCTGAAAAATGCTTTGACGCCTGCTCGTATTCCCTCCAGACCAGTTGTGCCAAGTTCTTTTGGGTAACTTTCCTTTAATAACTGCGCAAAATGAGTTTTGTTTCGGCCAAGTTGCTCAAATGAATCGAGGTTGGCAACGATAAATTTTTCGTATTTCATAGTTTAGGGTCTAATTTTCTGCAAATTAGCAATTATTTTAACAATAACAAATTAACCCAGTAACGTATGGAACTCTTTGAAATGTTTAATCCTATCTGCGAGGCCAATTGTGCCGCCATTGACACGCTTAGTAATTGATGTTACAACTATGTCTGTTGCTCCTTTGTCTGCAATTGCATTTAATCCATTTTTGCTCCAAAACCATGCAGCCGATGCCAATGGATATTTGGTTGCGACCAATTCTGGATTGGCCATTATGTCTTCGGGAACGCTTTTGTCAAATTCCATATAATTAGCCTTGCCAGTTAGTTGAATATATCCCTTGCCAGAATATTTAAAACCATCCTTTGACGCTTCGTTTCCATTACCCATTCTATTGGCGTAAACTTTTGATGCGATTTTCTCTGGTTGCCTTGCAAAATCTTTGGCAGACTCTAAAGTCGGAAAGTATTTTTTAAATATTTTGTTTAATCCCTCAGCCGAATAGTTTAGATTTTCTTTTGTAGCTTTAAAATTAGCCGATTCATGGCCACATTGAGCCAAAAAATGCGCAAGTCTTAAAGATGTATTTACTTTGTAATTACTTTCAATAAATGGAATTTGTGCAATGACTGAATCTGGGACATGTCCTTTTAGTTTGGTTAAATCTAATGCCATATTAGTAAGTATAAAAATGTAATAAATCCAATGCCAATAAATATATTGCTCGGCTCTTTGTTTTCCTTAGCCAATTCCATAGATTTTGCGTCTAATTCGTACCTATTTGATTGCTCATTGTAATTATAAAGCAAATAATTACCATTTGGAATCAAAATAGATGTTCTTTGGATTGTGTCTTTTGTCGGTTTTATTTTTGTAATAGAATCCAGTTCTATTTTTAGCCTATCAATTTGGCTTTTAGTGTTTTTAAATACCAGATTGATGTTTTCAGCTTGCTTCTTTGTCATTACAACAATAGTGTCTTTGCCCTCAATTCGTTGAGTCGGATATGATTGGCTCGATGCTGAATGGGATAGACTTGTCAGCAGAATTATACTCAACAATAGCCTTAGTTTCTTGCAATTCATTTTTTAATTGTGTTTTTTCCTCTTCTAATGTTTCAATGCTTTGTCTCATTCCACTCACTTTGCTTTCAGACATCTTATCAATCTGTTTTGCAAGTGTATTAATTTTGTTTAATCTAAGTTTAGATTTTTCGATGAGCGCATCCAATTCCTGCTCTTTTGGGTCAACCATCTTTGGCGATTGCGCCAAAACAATAGTCATGCAAAACACAAGTAAAATTGCTATTCTCATTTTATTATCTGTAACATTTCAACTTTTGAAATCATATAGCCAAGCGTTGAATCGCTTTTCCTAATATGCTCAGTCAACTTATCAATTTTTTGGTTTAATATAACAACTTCAGTATTGCACGAATCTATTTGCTTTGTATAATTCATTTTACCATCGACATACAAATAGCCAATTGCTGCAAGCACAATGAATAACAATCCTTTGACTGGGTCTTTGCTAAACTGCTCAAAAGATATTGGCAAAACCTTAATTTCCGCTTTCTTTTCCATCTTCTTTTTTACCCCAAATTTTGTCAACAGACGCAAGGCCTAAACATCCAAATGCTAATAATGCAACTGCGTCAACTAAGTCCTTAGACGGCGCAAAATGAGCCTCAGTGAATGAGTTTGAATACATAGTAACGCAGAGCGTTAGTGCAGATATGATACCAACAAAGCGCTTAGACGATGGCGTTCCCTTTTCGTCCTTAAAAAGACCAGTTAACCAAATTTTTATATTATTTATCATTTGCCCTCTTTAAAAAATTGTTTAAATAGACTTTTGCCAGTCATGTCTTTTAGGTTTTCGTCCAAAGACTTTAACTCGATAAACGCAATAAGACCAGAGACAATTTTCATGACCTCAATAGTTGGCAAAAAGTGTTTCTGAAAAATGTGTGCGGCTAAGATTGCTAACATGTAGCCCATCCCTTTGGTAATCGTTGGCCTCATTTTACGACTTGTAATGGCTTCGCCTCTTTTATGAGCGGCAACCATACCAGTGATAAAATCAATTAGCACCAGAAAGCTAATACCCATCATGACCGAGAAAGTCGGAGAGAAATAGGTAACTAAATAAATGATAATAACGTCTAAACTTTTAACTAACCAATTTCTCATAACAAACACTCATCTGCTAAATTGATTATTCTGGCCATGTCCTCAAATACTAAAGTTGCATTTGCAGGATTTAAGTTCGAATAATCGCTTTGTCCATAAACTTTCAAACTCCAAAACCCAGTTGGTAAATCCACATTCACAATGAATGAATAAAAATCGCATTCGACCGCAGTAAATACATCAATAAACTCATCGCATCCATTATTCCTTGTAAATTGGAATAGATAAAAGCTAAACGATTCCTCTAAAAATAGAGTTACTTTTGTGTCGATATTTGCGTCAATAACTACCACTCTGTCATTAAATAATCATTGTCCTCAGTTACGATAAAATCACATTTCTGAGTTACTATATAATCACTATAATTAACTTTAACCTCAACGTCATTGTCATAAAGGAATGTCGCCAATGCAGGGTCTAAATTTGTTGGACTCGCTTGCCCAAAAATATTAATATCCCAAATACCCAACTCAATGTCTTCAATTAAAACAAAACAAAAGTCATCGCATGGAATTGTTTCGTATATGCTTTTTTCAATTATACCATCTTTAATAAACACGAATAGATAGTAATCATGTACGCTTGGCAATGATATACTTATTTCGCTCGTTGTATTTTGATAGATTGTTAACATTATGATATGCTCCAGTTTTCTAAGTTTTTAGTATTATCGCAGTTATTGCACGATGCTTGGTCGTATAATGGATTCAAATTTTCGTTTAGCTTTAGCCATTCGAACATTTCCCTTGCATAATTTTTAGCAATCTGTCTCCAGTAACTTGCTTGCTTTTCGTTGGTGTCAAAATCCACAAATTCGCTTTCGTCTGTAACTTTTCTGACAACGCTTTCCTTTGTCACTTGCACTGGATGGAAAAACAAAAAGTCTCCAAACGCATAGCAAACATGCACCTTTTTTAAATAGCACAATAATTCCTCATTTGCAATGCTTATATCTTCGTCTGTTATTTGTTGGCATAACTCATCGAATAAATCTTGACAAAGCAATTGATTAATGTATGTTATTTGTGTGTTCTTAATAGCAATTTCAATGTCCTCGCTCTCAATGTTTCTTGAAAGTGGAACGATGCCATAAAAATCTGTTTGTGTTATGAATTGACAACTGCAACAAGCCATTATTTTACTGGATTAATAGGTGTAACAACTGGCGCAGACGATGGCTTTGCGCCAACCAATCCCGCTAAACTTCTTATCTCTGCCTCAGACATTGACTCCAATACTTTGTTTGCAACCAATGGCGATAATGCGTTAATATTATCAATAATGTTATTTGCCGCAGTGTTCAATTTCACTTCTTTAGCGCCGTAACCAAATGCGTCTCTGATTTCCTCTTCTGTGAATGCGTTTGCAAATGATTCTGCAACAAATGCTAAAGGAATTGAGTTGCTTACTTTTATAATTGTGCCATCATAGCCATCCATTAATGTAGCCAATGAGTTCATTTCATACATTAATAAATTTTGGTCATGTTTTATGACTGCATTCTGGTAATATATTGACGAATCTGCAATTTCTTTTGCCGTTCCTAACTTACCAGAGACTTGAATCCCTGCCAATATAGATGGAACTTGAAATGCAGTTGCAATGTGGTCTCTAATTAAATTTGAAAGTGTGATGTACATTTCGTGTGATGTACTCTGGCTAAATGGAATGATTTGGATTGACCCCTCTTTTGATGAGCCATCCAAAATCGCAAATTTACCTCCATTGTCTGCGCCAGTTAATCTGTCAGAAATATAATCCCTCAATGAATCTTTCATGTCCTTGCCATTCTCATCCACGCCAGTCAATTTGTATGGCACATAAACAATGAATGCAGGCGCAAACGAATTGTCAACGTTGTTAGCGTGGAAATTTTGAATCTGGCCATCGGCATAAATCCATTTCAATGCAGACGCATATTTTGGTTGCGAATAATACACTTGGCCAGGCTTGTATCTGCGAATATATTTAAGCGTACCATTCCATTTGCTAAAATCTTCAAATAAAGATTGCTCAATAAAATTTGAAATCTTAGCTTTTGTTTCAATGTCATTATATAAATCAATCGGAACGGCTTTGTATCTTCTGTCTTTTGTTTCCTGCTGCCAGTTACTTGACAACTTGGCGAATGTTATTTCAAAATCTTTGTTCGGAATACCCAAACGAATGGTTGAAAAATCCTGCGACTTAACACTTTTTAAAAAGCCGTTTAAATCCCATTTCATAATCAATCCTAAACTTTCAAAATATGCCATATCATAGCAGATTCTTTGAAACATTGATTCGTTAAAAACCTCGCTTAATTTTTTAGAAAAATCGGTTTCCTCGCCAGTCGGAGTTTCAAAATATAATCCATCCCCATACAAAAATTTTGCGTGTGTTTCAACGCAAGCGTTTGCGATTGGAGACGATTGGACGGCTTTGATTAGTTCCTGCGGAAAGTTGTTGTCTTTACCATAGCGCACAATTTTGTTTGCGGTGTCGTCTGTTTGATTAAAAACAGATAAATCCGCAGGCGCTTTCGCCGAAAACATGAAATAATTGTCCGAAATTTGAGTTAGTTCCATTTTTACAAATTTACTTTTTATTTTAAATAACTATTTGCAATATATTTACAAATCAAAGTGATTAGCAACGTCAATTGTCTTAAAATCTTTGAAATGTATCATTTCGCCAGTGTCATCAAATCGGTTCCAGATGTCGTATTGCCCATCGAATGCGCTTGACGATGACGAGTTTCTCAGCTTGCGTTCAATATTATTGCGGACAAACGAATAGTGGTGCATTCTAAGCCATTCAATTTGCTTATGTTTGGCGTAAGTATTTGTCCGCCTTGTTGGGTCTGCAAAGGCAGGATATTTTTTGTCGAAACACATGATTGTTTCCTTGTAAATCTTATGAATAAAAGGAACGAAATAGTCTTCGTCTGGCGATAGTTGTTTTGTTGGGTATTTATAATAGGTTTTTAGCCTGCAATAGCTTGCATCCAGTTCCGCAATATAAACTTGCTCCTTTGCACGCTCAAAATCCTCGCTAAAATACATTTCGTCGCAATCCATTTGAATGAAATGGGTGCAACCAACGCTCTTTGCAGTTTGCAAACCTATATTTCGTTTGATGGTTTCATTCCACTGAGCGGTTTGCTCAAGCGCAGGAATGTAAAAATTTGTAAAATCAATCAATTCGTGTGGCAAAGTTGGCTCATATAATTCGCCAGAATTGCTTACGTTTTGGTAAACGACAATAACAACGTCCAAATGTGGTTTGATTAACTCAATAGAACGGCGCAAATGCTCGTCGCCATCCCAAACATTCCAAATGCCTGCCAGTTTATTCATAATTCGAAACTATTAAATCAATAAAATAATTGAATGAGGCCACAATTAACATTGTCGGAATAATATCAATAGTCAAACCAAACAAAAGAGAATGCCAAACGAATGTGTGTAGTGAGGCCATGCAAGTTAAACACAAGCAAATTGGCTTTCCAAATATCTTTGGTAATTTATCCGCAAATCTTTGGATAAAATATAAAATATTCCCATGCCTTGTTGACCTATAAAAGCCAAAGCATAGCAAACTAATTACAATTGAGTTGTATATCATACAAAAAGTCTTTTCATTTCGTTTGGAACGTATTGCGGAAAAATAAATTCATGCGGATGCTTTGACATTAAATAGATAATGTTTTTCTTTTGCTGCTCCCACTTTTTATTGTTGCCATAGTTCTTTGTCCTATCAAAATCCGAATGAGGGATGTATCGCATTGACTTAATAAAGTTTTTTTGAATCCCATTTCTGGTTAAAGAAATATATAAATCGGAATCCTCTCCGCCATAGCCTTTGATATTTTCGTCATAACCCATAAAATCTGAGCGCTTGACTATGCAATTGCCAGAACAATCTGGTTCCCCAGTGTAATAGTTGCCGTCTTTTAAATTTAATTTATCAAAAAAGGTTGGGTCTAATAAAGTGTCCGCATCGCAAAAGAAAATCCATTCCTCGTTAGTTTCAGCAACCCCCAAGTTTCTGGCCTTTGATAAATGAAAGTCTTTTGCGGCCGTCAAGCATGAGCGGATTTTGTTAGTTTGGCAATATCTATATGCCATCTCATCGCCGTAACAAACAACGAATATCTTTGATTTATCTTTAATAGTTGCAATACACTTTTTTAAATGCAGCAATCTATCTTTACAAGTTATAATTATATCCATAAAATTCCAATTCCGCCCCAGTCAGAACCCTCAATAAATTCGTCATGCTCTTTGCCGTCTTTGATTTCGTTCCAGAACTTATCCACTCGACAGAACAATTCTCTATGCAATGGCGTGTCAATAATGTCATGGAATGCAATCACTCCGCCTTTACGCACAAACTTAGAGTAAATTTCGTAATCTGCCTTAACTCCCTCATAAGTATGGTCGCCATCAATCATAAGAAAATCAATCTTTGCATTGCTATTGCCCAGTGCTTTGATTAACTCAGCTTTCAATTCTTTAGAGTCTCCGATTAAATAATCCACGCCGTCAATGTTTGAACGTTGAGACATATCAATTGAAATCACTTTGTCAAACAATCCTTTGTAAGCATGCAAGCATCCGCCATCATAGCTGCCAATTTCAACGGCAATCTTTTTACTCTTCATTGAGTTTAGGGCATGCAATAACTCTTCAAATTCTAATGGCTTCTGTTGAGCCTTATTGTTTATCGCCAACTGGACTAATGTCTTCATATTCTATGGTTATTTTTTTACCGATTATTTTATTTAATTTTTCTGCCTGCTCGACATTCATTATGTAATCATTTAGATACATTTTTTTGACAACTTCCATGTAAAGGCCGTCATCGTCTTTTCTCAATACTCCTTTAATTTTCATGCTTTATAAATTATAAAGAAAATCCCCAACTCAATTAAAATTGTGATAATTGTTTTAGTGTAGTAAATTCGAGAGCCGCCGTATTCTTTAAAGAAACTCCAGTCCTTTTTGTAAATTTTATTGTATGACATCAAAACGATTAATGCCAGAATGATTTTATAAATGTTCATATTGTTCTATGATGGTTAAAGTATGAATTTGCCCCCATGCCCCATTGACAAGGCGATGTCGTTAATTTTATATTGTGTTTGACCGCTAAGTTTGTTAAAATACTTTGGTCGTGTCTGTGAGCCTTAAATCCGCTCAATTGATAATCTGGATTAAACTCATCATTGACAAGCATAAGATTTGAGCAAAGATTAAAATATTCCTGCACAAACGCTCTGGTCTCTGGTGTGTTTCTGTAAATCTGAATTGCTGCATTGGCTTGCATTTGGTCTGGCATGCAGACAACGCCCATGTCGTAATATGTCTCAGACTTGCACCAATCAATGTGTCTTTGGCCGTTATGAAATAGCTTTATATTTTCGCCCTCTTTGATTAAGTCATTTGGATTCTTTAGGCATTCAATTGTTGAGTCCAGATACATAACATATTCGCCCTCGTCAATAATGTTCAAAATGTAATCTATTAAATAAGGTTTCCAAAGCCACCAACCATAACCCCGAGACGAATATAGATGCTCTGGGTAAGCATCAAAAAGCATTTCAACACTCTTCTCGTTAAACGTTTTAGTGTACATAAATCTGCTCATGGATTTATGCAATTTATCGATTGCTTGTTGATATTCTTTTGTCCCGAAAGTTATGCAGATTGGCATTTGCTTTGAATAAAATTAAATATATTTAGTTCGCTAAAATAGTATTCTTTTTGCTCTTCGACAAGTTTTTCTGAATCGCCCATGCTTGCCAGTGAAATAATAGCCTCTAAACGTTGCATTGTATTTTCAGCAATGGCCGAATAAGGTATCGGAAACGCATTGCAAATGACAATATCCCAGAATTTTTCTGTAACATAATAGTCCTCAACAGAATTTTCAATGCAAATAGACGTGTGGTAATCAATCAAACCATCTTTTTTTTCTTTTAATTCGCCTTTGTATCTGGCATCCTTAATGTCCCAACCTTTGCCATAAATATCAATGTCCAAATCCGATGCTAATATCTTTTCAACCAATTCGTTTCGGAATCCATACAACGTTCCCTCTCTCGGTTCTTGTTTGGCCACTATAAAACTGCACTTTTTAGTCTTTTGGGCTTTTAAATTCATAGCATCTTCGTAATCTAAGCCAGTCCAATTAAACATCATTGGCAATTGGTTATTCACTGGCGCAATAAACTCAGCAACTTGCCCAGTCCAATCCTTATAATTTCCAGACCAACTCGGTTCTTGGGCAAACGCAAATGTTTTTGCAGGGTCTTTTATCTTTTCTATTGTGTCATTGAATATAAAAAGCAAGTCATAGTCATTGCCATACGTAAATTCAAAATTTTTGACCGCATTTTTTGGAGCAAATTGTCTCATGACCTCACTTGCCAACCTTTCAGATGTGGCATAGTTGCTCGTTAGTTTTACTTTTAGCATAAATGTTTTATTTTAAAGTTTTTAGTTGCGCAAAAGGTTGAAAAAAAACGCTCGCAAATGAATGTGTGCATCGGATAATATTTAACCCCAGTAATTTGTTTAATTTTATCTGGCGAAAATCGCCCGCACTTGTATTTAGTGTCTGTAAATAATCGATTCTGCAACCATTTATCTTCGGTCTGAGCCATTATATCCATTAAAGGTATTAACCATGTGCAAACAAACTCTTCGTATAACTCAGAGCGTGAAACGTGGGCGTTTTGGTAAATGGTCGGAGTGTTTAATCGGTCTATTTTTAGGCCATTGAATTGATTAAATATATATTGAGCCGTCTCAATTATTCCAGAATGCCAGTTCTCAGCAACTCTCCAGACATTCGGCTGCGTGTGCAACCTATAAAACGTGTATATGTCGAAATCTTTAACGTCTGTCTCTAAGTTTTTAAGCCAATATGAGTTTTTTGATTCAAATTGCCATGAAAAAACGCCAAAGTATTCGGCCTCTTTATGCTTTCCCTGCTCAATTAGTTCTCGAATGATATGATTCTCAAATGCAGGCTGAAACGCTTTGCCCTCATAAATAGAATTGTCATAGCCAATTGCGTTTGGACTTATATACTTCTTTGTTTTGTCATCAAAGTATATTTGATAAATTACTGATTTTGCAGCCATCTGTATGCTCTTTTATAACACGACCCACATCCAGTCGATAATCTATTTCCAGTTTGTCTTTTGTACATGTCAAATATTAAATTCCAGACGATGTCCTTTCTGCTCATTGCTTGTCCGCCTTGCGCACTCACATAAATTTTGATTTCTGGTATTGTCATAAGGCAAATATAGTAATATTTTACAAAAATAAGAGAGGCGACATGGTTTCCCAAATCGCCTCTCTAAACATTTTTGTTTAAAACTAATTAAGCAATTTTGCTCTCTAAATAAGCCTTTGTCGCTTGGTAGCTTGTTACAAAGAAATCTGGTGCTAACTCTGACTCTCCGCCCATAGGCTGAGACAAAGTAATATTGAACGCATTGTCATCGCCAATTAAAACTCCAGTCGCTTTTGTAAGCGCAGTGATTTCTAAACCTGCTGACATGCCGTACAATTCAAATGTACCATTTGTCTTTTCAACTACAACGAATAAATCGTCAATCAATTTTAAATTATCCCAAACATTTTTAGCGTCTTGTGTTTGTTGCTGAAATTTACCAGTAATCGTTTGTGTAAACGATTTGATATTGTTTTCGCCAGTAACCAACTCTTGACTTGCTCCTGCGCTTTTTGTTTTTGCGCAGAACTTGTAAAGATAGTTGTATGGTTGTAAACCTATTGCAGTAACAACGTTCTCGCTATCTGTCGTGAATCCACTATCGGTCAAATCCGATAGTGAACCCACGTAAATGTTTTTGGCTTTTATTCCGCCTACTGACTGCAAATCTTCGCAAGTCGCACAAGCTAATCCACTAACTATTCCACATGGCATGATATTGTCTCCTTTTTTTTAAGTTAAATAATTATGATAATGCAATAACTGATAAATCGCCATAGATATATTGAGTTCCCATTTTGAACTCAGCATCGATGTAATTCATTTTGTCTCTTTTATCATAAAAGAAATCTAATGTATTTGTGTCAGAAATTGCATCTGTACCAATAACTAAATTCTCTCTGTATGTGTAAACCGCTCTGTGTTTGCTATTCAAGTTATTAGCATTGATTACTTGAGACCAACGTGATTTCTTGTAAACTGGAATGCCTCTGAATTGTAATACTCTCGCAGCTTGCTCAACCATATCCCATGATTTGTCTCCACAACAAGCATCTTCACGACAAGTCAAATAATTGTCATATAACTCTCTGGTTAATGCAAAGTATTTGTCGCCCTCTGGCATTTGGTCTAAGATGTCTGGTGCAATTTCGTACATTGAACGCAATACATCTAATGCAGTACAATCGCCTAAAGTCGATGCAATTGCTACTCTTTTAACATCGTAAGCGTTTGCGCCTGCAATTAAGCGAGCCCATACTCCAGTACATGATGCTAAAGTGTCATTTGATGAGTTCTCATCGCCAAACCAAGCAATATCGTAAACGTCTAAACGCACTGCGTTTGTAACTTTCTCAATAATGTAGTTTTCTACGATAGTTCCCTCTAAGTTTTGAGCCTCGTTACCAGTTCTCAAAAACTCTTCCATGAAAGTGTTTTTTAAGTTCTTAGCACATTGGTCTAAGTTTACTTTTAAATCACATACTTCAATAAATTTCTCAGTGATGTCAACTACATCGCCTGCATTATCACGACCGCAACCAACTGATGGACGAACTACGCCCGAAAGGATTGTGTCTAATGCTAATTGTCTTTTTGATTTAATATCTAAAATGATACGAAATTCGTTTTGTAACTCTGGAGTTAAAAACGTTGGTTTTATTAAAACCTCGTTAGCTTGTTGCCCTGCCCAACTAACGTTAATGTCTAATACATCTGCCATTTTCTTGTTGTTTTATTTTTTGTTTAATTAATATTGTTTTTTAATGTTTTCTGCAACGATGTCAAATGGCGATTTTTTAACCTCTGACTTTGCTGCTGCTGCGTTTACTACTTTAGTCTCAGCCGTTTCAACTAATGACTTTAACGCTTTGAATTCTTTGTCCATTTTCGCTTTGAATGCTGCACTTGCAGTTTCAATTGTTGCTTTCTCAGCTTTCAATGCAGTGATTTCAGCATTTAACGACTCAACTTGAGCGGTTAAAACTTCTGTTTCATTTACTGCCTCTTCTGCTTCAACTTCAACCTCACGAATCTCAACGATTACGCCTGCTGCGTCAACTAAAATGATTTTGCCAGTTGCTAAAGCATGCTCGCCCTCTGGTGCAAAAGTTGTCATGGTTTCGTCTGTGTAAACTGGTTTCCCAACTTCTAACTCGCCGTCTCCATATAAAATTGTAATTCCGTCTGCCAATGGCTCAACGAAATTTGTTGGCTCTGTGCCAGTCAATGCCTCTTCAATAGCCTTGAAAGCAGAGGCAATTTTGTTTTTGAAATTTGTATCCATTTTTATTTTATCGTTAAATTTTCCGAATGCTGCAATTGGCATCCTTACCGCATCCACAAAGCCAAGTTCTTTTGCTTGTTGTGGTGTCATGTAAGTTGTTTTATCCATCATTGCCATGATGGCCTCAATTGATTTGTTTGTTTTCTTTGAATAATTCTGAGCAAGGATTGTGTCGATTTGAGACAAAGCCTCTGCCGTTGACTTAATTTCGTTTGCAGTTCCCTGCGCTCCGCCACTTGCATTGTGAATCATGTATTGAGCAGTTTCACTCATTTCCACATAAGATGCCGCAGATGCAATTAGAGTTGCAATTGAGCCACAAAAACCATGAATGTATGCCGTAATTTTTAGACCTGCATCCTGCAAATCGTTGTAAATAGAAAAACCCTCGTAAACGCTGCCGCCTCGTGAGTTAATTATCAATTTGATTTCTTTTGACCCTTGTGAATGTGCCTTTGAAATTTCAGACCTAACGTAATCGGCCGAGAGTTCGCCCTTGTCAGTTCCAATGTCCTTATTGATTAGCAAATTGTAAATTTCCATGTTAACAAAGTTAGCGGAAATACAAATGTGCTTTTTGTAAAGTTTTTACAATTAGATTTTCTTTACAATATAGATGACCGAATGAATGCTTTTGCAGTATTTCTCTGCTAAGTCTGCATAGATAATCATTTTGCTTTTTTTATTCTTAATGACTTGCTCTTCGTATTCGCAACGAATTAAATATCGCTCCATGTCGCCAGTTGTTAGCGCACATTTCTCGGCTAAATGATAGGCCACATTATTGCAATCGCCAAAAGTGGTGTCAATTCTGGTGTAAAATTCACGTTCAATGTTCATTTGCCTTGTCCTTTATATTTTTTTGGTTGAAATTTTTTTGCTTTCGCTGCTCTGCCAGTCTTTCGTTTACCGAAATTTAGTTTGGTTTTCTGCGCCGTTGCTTTTGCCTTTGCCATTATAGTGATGTGGTTGTTTCTATGACTCTAAGTCTGTTTTGAACTTCTGTTATTTCGGTTGCACTTACTACAAGTTGTAAACCTCTCAATGCCTCTGCCATATTTATGCTGCTATCAATCGCCGCATCTGGTGTAATCATTCCGCCGTTAGCAAATCCAGGGACTCCGATGCGCTTAAATGTATTTGAGCCACCTAAAGCCGCTTGTTGTCTTTGATTTAATATTACCTCGCCAGTTTTAATTGTTGCTAATAAGTTGTCGCCATTTTTTCTGCGAATAGGCATTCCCATTCCTGCGCCAATTCGTGTGCCAGATAAACCGCCATTTGCAAAGCCGTCAATTAATCCGCCCTCTGCGAATTGTGGGACTTCTACGGCTCTAATCTCTCGCACTCTTTGGTAACCTTGCAACAAAGCAATACCCGCATTGATAGGCGCTAAAATTGAGCCAATAAATGGAATCTTTGATGTTGACTCGTAAATGTTTTGAGCGGATGTAAGCGTGCTAATAATTGTTGAGGCAATTGCCAATGCTTTCCCCGCTTTTGTATTTTCTCCTAATAATTTAGATAAAGCCATGAATGATTGACCAACCGCATTTATGGCCTCAATTCTTGCTTTTCCAGTTGCTTTCTCAATTGCAACAATGGCTGCATTGTTTTTAGCAATTTCAAGTTTCTTTTGCTCTTCTGTTTTAGTTGTATCTGCTAAGATTAAAGCATTTTTATTTTGCAAAATAGCAATTTCGGCTGCGCTTTGTTCTTGTAATGTTGTTGCCTCAAATTGTGCAAGTTCCAATTCGTATTGCAGTTTTTGCTCATCTAATTGTTTTTGCTCCTCATCATTTACAATCTTATTGTCAGTAACCAAATTTTGATTAGCAATTTTTAGCGCAGTGATTTGGTCGTCATAAGCGCCAGTTATTCCATTGTATTGCTCGAGACGTGCAATTTCATCGTTGTTCTTATCTATCTGCGATTGCTTTAAAGCATCATCATATTGCTTTCTGGTTTTTAATCCATTTGCAAACTCTTCTTTTAAATTAGCCTCTATTTGCGCTCTGTTAAGTTCGTTTATTACCTTATCGTTATTGAACGCATCTAATTTTTTCTTTTGCTCAGCATTTAATTGCTCAGTTACTTTTTTAGTAAAATCTTCGAGGTCTTTTATTGCTTTAGCATTAAATTTTTCTCGCTCCTTTTGTCTATCTTCTAAAATCTTTTTTTCCTTTTCTTTTTGCTTTTCCCTTAATTCTGTCTCGCCCTCAACCAATCCATTTATACGACCTTGGTTTTTTTCTGTTTGAACGCCTGCCGCTTGTTGTATTTCAAAACGCTTCTGTTGAGCGTCTGCCAATCTTTGCTCGGCTTTGTCTCTGTCTTGACCATTGTTAATCGCTTTAGACAAAGCATCGGCCGCAATCGCAACGTTTCTGTTTGCTAATTGCTCGTCCTTTTTTAATTGTGCCTCTTCTAATCTGTTTGCCTCTTGTAAAAATGCAATTCGTTCTTTCTCTGTCTTAGTCCTATCTTTACTTTGTGCAATTAAGATAGCCACATCTCTGTTTGTTTGTGCGATAGATGCTTGGTTTGCACGCTCTGCGTCTTCTAATTCGTCCAATGCTTGCACCAAATCATAACCTTGCTCAGCCGCTTCGCCTATCTTAGAACCCAAACCGCCAAATGCGTTTGAAAATGAATCTAATAACCCCCCGCCAGAACTTACCAAATCAAAAAAGTTTTTAACCGATGACGCAATGGTTGTGATTGTCGCACTTAGTCCCTCAAAAACTCCGCTAATTGCGTTTGTTACTGGTTCTAATTTTAAGAATGATTGAATCAATGGCGTAACTGCCATCAAAATTAAGCTAAATGGATTTCCTGCTGCTAATGCTTTGAATCCATTGCCTACTCCAGTTAATCCATTTTGCAATGCAGGAAATTGACCTATTAATCCTTTGAATGATTCTGAATAGTTACCGACATTTCTGCGGTTGTCTCCGATTGCAGATTCCTGCGCCTTTAAAGTGTCTGTTAAACTCTTTAGCCTATCGGTCTGCTCTTTGGTTGGTTTTGCCAGTCTAATGTATTCCGCATTCAATTCCTTTAGCAACTCACGATTTTGTTTTATTGAGTTGTTATTAAAATTGGTTGTGTCTGTGTTTGCTTTCTCGGCAGTCGATAAATCGCCAATAGATTTTTCGTTCAACTTGTATTGACCCTCTAATGCTTTTAACTGAGCGTTATTATCCCTAAAAGCCTTTTGATTCTCTTTAGTTGAAACGTCTAACTTCGATTGCTCTTCACGCAAGTCAGAAATTCTTTTTTTGATTTCTTCTTGATTTTTCTGGAGTTCGCCGAACTGAATATCGACATTATATACAATTGACTTTTCGTCTGCCATTTCCTTTGTTTAAAAAATGGCGGCCAGTTTCCCGACCGCCGTTAAAATTACTCTGCCTTTTCGGCTTGTGTTGTTTCGGTTAAATCTAAAACCGATTTCAATTCTAACAACGCTTTCTGAATGATTGCGCTTTCGTCTAAATTGAATGCTCCTTTTGTGTTTGCAATGTTTAGTCCTTGACTAACAACGCCATATATTTCCTCTTTGTTCATGATTCAAATTTAGTAAATTTTTTACAATTTACTCCAAACTTCGTTTGCTTGTTTTAAATAATCTGAATCTAAAACTTCACTCGCCATTGGGTCGTTTATTTGTAAAACGCACCTCCAAAAAGTTGTGGAAATTACCTCTTCGTTTTCAATTGTTTCAGTTGTTTGACGAATTGAAATTGTGCCGTTTTCGTTTACATTAAATGCGCTAATGTATTTTTTTTCTTGTGCCATTTTTTTATTTATTATATTATACAAAGTAAGTAAATGAAATTGCTATTGAACTTGTGTTTGTGAAATTAGTATCTGATACTGAACTAATAACTCCTAAAGTTGATATTTGTTCAACACCTATTGTTGTTGTATTTATTACTCCTAAATTTATTAATTCGTTCACAACTGCAATGTTATTATACCATAATGATGCAGGTGAATAGTTAGCAACTGAATTAGGAATTGTAAATGGTAAACCAGTTATTTTTACAATTCCAGTTGAACTGCCTTTACTTGACAAATTTAAAAACCCATTTAATGTTACTTGCCTACCTATTTTTGTATAGCTACCAGTATTTTGCGAATAAGTAACCCCAACCGCATTTCCACCAAAACTAACACCCATAGTCCAAGTTCCCTCTTCGTAATCGTCTAAATTATTTGCCGATGCACTTGCTACTTGTGTTGCAGGAAATTGAATACCACTTGCAGGAGCAGTTGCATTACTTAAAGCTAAACCAGTTCCTGCAGTTATTGAACCTGCAAAAGTTGCTTTAGTAGTTTCAAATGTTGCAATATCAGCTAAAGTATTATTTATACGCAATATGTTAAACTGATTATATATATCAAAATTTGCTCCACCACTTCTTGACCCTATAACCAATTTTGCAGAAGCTGTTGGACTTAATACAAAATTTGCATCTGTTGTTATACTTGCACTAAATCTTCCATTACCATTAACATCTAATTTATAACCAACATCTGTTGTTGTGTTTATTAAAACATTGCCCGTACTTCTTTTAATAAATAAAGCCGTACTCAATAAAGTTCCTGCATCGCTATAAGCACGAAACGCAAAATCACTTCCTGCATTTGCACCACTTTCCGCAGTATTGTTTACATATAAACCAAATCTTTGTACCCCATTTGTGCGATATGTTATAATTTTACTTTGTCCTGCATCGCCATCAATTACCATTCGAGTTGTTGCACCCGCTTTAAAAAGGTGCAATAATCCTAAAGGTGTAATAGTTCCTAAACCAACACTTGTCCCATCGTCAAAAAGTTGTGAGTTTCCAATTGTTGAGGTTGCAGTAAATTTTGCAAGTCTATTAATTGTGCCACTACCATCAACATCAATTGCATTACTCAAATTTGCAATGTCTTGCGTTGTGATTCTTTTAGTTGTGCCACCTTGAACGATAGGCACTAACTCAGTTCCATTTAGAGCGCTGCCCGCAGGCAGTCCGCTTATTTTTTTCTTTGCCATTTTTTTTTAAATTATTATGTCGTTATTATTTTCAGTTATTATATCTTCTAAAATTTCTGTGTCCAAATATGTAAAATCTGCCACTGGTTCTATTGCTCCAAATGTGTCAATCGTCCTATCTAAGACCCCAACGTTAATTAATTCAACCTTTGTTAGACCTAAAGAATTTGGATTGTAGTCAATTATTCTGTTAAGTCTAAAAATCGCACTAAAATACGAAATATACCAGAGTTCTGCAAAATCTAATTCTGTAATGTCTTTACTACTCAGCTTAAAATATGCCGTAACTTGCGCAGATACCGAAAGCGAGTCAATTGCTGACTTGTAATATGTGTCAACTAAATTTTTTGGCATGTTTAAAACATCATTTGGCGTGTTAAATGCCAAATTCAATTCAAATGCGTCAATGCCGTTTTCGTTATATTTTTTTTTCTGGAAATAGCACAATGGTAAATCTGAAACATTGCCAACGCCCTCAACATTTAAAACAGAATATAAGCCATCGGATAAAATGTCAATGGTTGTTAGACCGCCATTTATTAAAATTCTCGGCTGATGCTGAGTGTTTAAAATTGTTGGTTGTGCAATGTCAAGCATTGTCGGCAAATAAATATAGTCTGGGTCGTTTCCATTCCATGACTTTTCAATGATAGTCGGAGAGAATCCAACCTCGCCAATTAACATAGCCTCGCCCTCTGGTGTTAAATAATATTGGCCGTCTCCATATCTGTAAGGTTGGTCGGTTGTTTGTTTTAAATCGTATCTGGTTAACCAATAATCCTTTTCGTCATGCTTATATCTAAAATCGTATTTGCGAGAAAAATTGGTCGGTTGATAATTGATTATTGCATTTGGTGTCAAACTTAATTTTTGGCTAAAGTCTTTTTGACCGCCATTTTGATAAAACAAATCATAAGTGCTTATTTCAACTTGCCCTTTATTATCGTCAACAACAATAACCCAGTTAAACATTTTATAGCACCATTGAAATAAATCTGACTGCTTTATGTTTGGTAAATTTGGAGACATTTGGACAATTTCGCCTTGTGCAATATTTAACTTAACGTCTTTTGGATAAATCGTATAAACGTTTGGATAAATTAAAACCTCACTGCCAATTGATTTAACTGCATATCTGGTTGCCACAAATCTTAACTTGTCGCCAGTAAACAAATTAATACTTGTTTTAATCTGAAAAGGAACTGCATTTGTAATCTGTCCATAATCTTTTACAATTACGTCTGACCATGTAGCCGTTGCACTATTATAGTATTGCAGTTTAATGTCAAATACTTTTGGCACTGAATAAGTTCCAAGCGTGTCCACAAAGCCAGAAATATTAACTTCAACTGATTGACTGCTTGCTGAAACAAACTCATTGGATGCAAATTGAAATAATGGGTCAGATATTTCCTGCGTGATTGGAATTGTATATTGGATTAAACTCGATGGCAAAGCATAAGGAGACGTTTCTGGTCGTGTCCCAGAAAAGCCATCTGTATTAATTAGATATTTATTTGAATGAATGAATTGTTGGTTGCTAAATGGAATCAACAATTTACTTGTATTATAGTCGTCAAAGAACGTTGTCTTTAATGTATAGCCATTATCAATGCAAATTTGATTAATTGCACGCTTTAAATATAATGCAGGATAAACATCAGTAATAAAAACATCTATTTCCTCTGGATTGTTTAATGGGCTTCTATTATTAAATTGGCCATAGTCAATAAATGGATAAAAATAATCCTCTGGAACTCCCGCAGGATAGTTCCCATTCCATGTGTCAAAGATTGTTTCGTCATAGGTATGGTCTAAGTCATCCAGATTCAAATCATTTATTGACCTCGTTCCAAATACCTCTTTTAATTTGCTCAACTCTGCAAAGGCATAAAACGAAATTGTCTCATTTGTTACGTCTGTAAGTCTGCAAAGGCCATTGAATAATACTTGGCTATTCTTTTGGATGCGGATTTTTCTTTGAGTGTATTTATCAAAAGCATTTTTTGCATTTATATTGAACGCAAATCCAAATATTTTGTCATTTTGCTTTGTTCTGGGAATAACAATCGTCTTTGTCTTAGAACCAGAGCGTCTATTTAAGTCCTTAATATCAATCAATTCATAAGTCGTTGGAATTAAAATGGCTTTGTCGCCCAACTCCAATTGATACAAATCGTCAATTATAATTTCTGTATATTCCATTTATCGTGTTTGGATGTTAATTGGAAACGCATATTCAAATTGGAACTTAACAATAAAATCTTTTGAGAATGTATCGTAAACCACAGATGAGTTTTTGACATTAACTGGGACATAAGTCAAGTCATTAACAACGTAAACATCAATTGAGTCAATTAATTCTTTTTTTAGCCATTGTGCGGTTTCTTTGGTGTCAACTCTGGTTGCTAAACTAAGCGACTCAACCGATAAGTGTGAACGATAGCCATTAATTCTGTTTGGAGACTCAAAGTTTGTCGCCATGCTAAACTCAATCGGATTCTCACGTTTTACATTTATTGCGGTTTCTTGACCCGCAGTGAACATAAAGCTATCGTAACCGCCCAACTTGTTCAACCAGTTAACTTGT